TGTACATCAAGCATTTTCTCTCTCGCGATTGCCACCTTATCCTCGTTTAAATCAATCCCATGTGCCTCAATGCCTAATTCTCCAAGATATGCCACACCAACGCCATCACCACAGCCTAGATCAAGTACCCTGCCTTTAAAGTATTCCTTTAATATATTTACTGAGTCCTTAACACGGTCTCCCCATATCGTACCTTCACTAGGTGCTGATTCTCTTTTCTGTATCTCCTCATAACTTCTTTCTGGTACAGTTGTCTTTTCTTGCTTCCTTCTTTCAAAGTATTCTGGGTATCTCTTCGCCTGGCCACTCGTGCCATCAATATGCTCAACAAAGTAGTTTTCCATATAACCCATTTGCCAGCCTGACTTAACTAGGTAGTTTGAAAACTCTAAATCCTGTATGCCGTGTAGTGGCTGGGTTTCATCCCACCTGAATAACTTGTACGCATCGGCTCCTACAAAATGACATATCCCCCCTAAGTGCTGGGTAACACCTATCAGTTCCCCGCACAAGTCCCCGTAACCTAGTCTTGGCGCGCCTCCTGGATTATCCACAAGCCCCTGCACATAAGGAGATAGGGCAATTCTTCTGTTTGCTCCCCATAGCTCAATCATCTTTTTAAGCCAGCCGTGTGTTAAAAACAAACAGTCATTATCAACCTTGATGATGATATCTGCTTTAATGTTTCGTTGAATGTAGTCAACTGCTTGGTTTGATGCTATTGAAATGCCTCGATTCTGCTCGTTCTTAATCAAATGCGTACCCTCTTTGTACTCAAGCTCTGCATCTTCTGGTGTTTGACATACCACAACGTGTTCAAAAGGATAGTCTGCTGTTTCATACATAGACTCAAAGCACCTCTGTGTATATTCGGGTCTTTGGTAAACTAGAGAAAAGATTGCAACAACGGGCTTTTTAACCTCCCCTAAGTAAGGAAGTTGGATAGGGCAATCATAAGTGCTAAACATGTCCTGTTCTACTTGGCTTGAAAGCATGTCCCCATGTATGTGGTAATCAGTAATTATCGTTTTAAGATGTGCAAAGTTAAATCCTGCTTTTGCAGCCCTTGTGGTTAAGTTCCAGTCGAGCATTCGCTTGTGTGACTCATCCCACCCACCAAGATAAAACAGTGCTTCTCTTTTAATCAGAAAGTCTGATGTGTCAATGAACGGTGTTTGTAGTATGAGTGCGGGATCAAAGTCTGCATTCCTTCCAATTCCTGTAGCTTTACCGTCTTGAATTATCATCCTATCGCCGTAGGCTAAATGTAGATATTGGTCTTTTTTAAAAGCATTGACTAGAACCTGCACGTGATCAGGTCTATATACATTGTCTGAGTCTAAAAACCCCACTAGATCGCCTGTAGAGGCTAGAATGCCCTCATTCTTAGGGCGTGAGTGATTACCAAAGTTTCTCTTACGCTCCACATATTTAACAGGATACTCTGCAACCATCTTACGAGTGCCATCTTTTGCAGCATCATCTACAACTATGATCTCAATGTCCTGATATGTTTGAGCTAGTACACTTTCAATAGCTCTTTTGCACATGTCTTTTCTACCTTTGTGGGTGGTGATTATTATTGAAACTAGCATTCAATGACTGCGAGTACATCTGTGAACTGGAGAAGTCTACAAGTCTTATCAAGAACTGCGATGTCTGCACCTGCAAATTTTTTAAATATCACCGTGTCGCCTATGTTAGTTGCAGGGGAGGCAATAAAGTGACCATCTTTAGTTCTTAAATCAGCTCCAATAGCAAGTACGTTACCTGTGTTTGGTTCTGAGGATTCTCTAACAATAATAATTCCTGATGATGTTGCCTCTTCTGGCGGGAGTATCTCAATAAGTATGTAACCTGGTGCTGGTCTAATGGGCGAGTCAAAGACTCCAATACTTTTAATGTCTGAGATGATTTTGTGTGATACGTCTGAGGTTTCTTTTCGCTTCTTCTTAACCCACTCTGGTTTAGCTGCGTATGCTTCTTTTTTGCGAGACTCTTCCCATTCTTTGGCTTTCTTGCTTCTTGTGGTTTCTTTTTTACGTTCTTCATCAAACGCCTCGGCTGCTCTTATCTGCTCATCAGCAGTACCAGTGTGCATCTTATCCTCATATTCTTTCCATGTAGGTTCGTATTTAAGCATAAAAAAAGACACCTAATTAAGGTGTCTGCCTGTCTCTTGGTAAGACGCGAGTATTATAGCACAGAAGTCAAGAGGGCTGTATTGCTACAACCCTCATTAACCTCTCTCCTTTTACCTTTAGGCTGTCGAGCTTACGGCATGGGAAATACTTACTTGGAATGCACTGTTTAAAGGTGCGGCTCCAAAGGTTGTTTTCCATCCTGCTGTCGAGACTTTATCGGTAGGATCTGATACTCCGCCTGAACCGAATGGTTTAACGTAGGTCTTCAAATTCTGAAGATCTGTAACGCCAAACGCATCACGACCGAAAACGTTAGTAACGTAGATTGAAGCGGTAGCTGTAACTCCTGTACCTCTAACATAAGCGTTTGAGGATTCGAGGAATCTAACTCCTGCTACTTTACCTACTTCGCCTTTTAATAGGCTCATAACATTGCTTTCAGTGTACTTGTTAGCATCCATCCATCCACCAGTTGAGGTGTCAACCATTAAGTCATACAACGCATCTGGGTGTGCAACGGCTACAAATAATCCATCGGTTTGTTCCATAGCATCGCCGCGTCGTAGTGTACGAACTGCTTTTTTGATTTCACCAATAGTTAATGTTCCTGTTGCAGGAATAGAAGTCCAAGCAGCGCCAGCAACGCCTGTTGCGGATTGCAATGTACCTGCTGTAGCAATAAGGTTTCGGACTACCGTGTCAATTGAAAGTCCTGCATTGTATGCGAGTCTTTCCATAGCGGCTTTCATAACATCACCAAAGCTGGTGTATGCCAATATGTCCGAAATAGATACTGCCGCATCGTACTGTGCAACTGTTCCAGTTACATTTGTTGCGGTCATTGAGAGTGCGGTTGTTGGTACGCCTTCGCCTTGTCCTGCTGATACTAATGGAAGATTTGTCCATCGAGTCCAGTAAACAACGCCAGTTCCATACCCGCCTTCTCCTTGTGGGATTTTTCTATCGATTTGACCTAGTTGTTTGTGAACTAGCTTGCTCTCAGCTACTTTTAAAAATAGTTTGTCGTAATATCTATTTTTAACTGCTTGGGCAACTGTCGTGGTCGTAGATTTTGCTGCATCTGCTGCCATTTGTTTTTCTCCTTAAATAATTTAATTAAACTTATCCCAAGCCCCTTGTTCTTTTAGATACTTCTCCATGTAGTCAAGATCCATGTCTTCGGCTTTTGGTGTTGTATCTACTTTTCTTGCAGCCTGACTAAATGAACCCTCTGTTTGCATCTTCACTTGCCTCACTTCGGCTCTGCCTGATGTAGCTTGTTTAGTTAGCTCGCTTGCAATTCGTTTAGCTTCTCTTGCTGCTTGAAGCTTGGTTATTGTGGGTTTGCCCTTCGTATCTCTATACGAGTTATAGATAAAAGCTGCGCTCTCATCTAGCGTTGGATTGTATTCCTTCGCATAAGGGTCAAACTCTGGCATTTTAGTGAACAAAAGTTCATTCTCTAATGCCTCGCCTCTGTCCGAAATTGGCACTGGTCTAGCTACTGGCTTCTCTTGACCTCGGAGCATTTCAAGCTCCCTGTCTCGTTCGGCTAGTAACCTCTCGGCCTCTTTACGCTTTGCGTAATTCTTGTCGAATGCCTTTTTTGGTACATACGCTTTACCAGCATCATCAACTACGTGTTCGTCGTCTTCCCCATCGTCTTCCGCATTGGTTTCGGAATACTCTGGTTCAGTAGGCTTCTCTGCCTCTGTAGAATCATCAACTGCGTTTTCTTCCTCAAATGCCGAATCTTGAGTGGAAGTTTCGTCTTCCAATATCTGTCCCCCGTCATCAGTTATTTGATGATCATCGAAGGCTGCGGCTAGGGCTGTCATGTTATCGTTAACTGACATGGCTTTCTCCTTGCATGGTTTATCGACACCATGAAACGCCAAATTATTAAGCAGGGTTTACGAACCAAGAACGTGACTTAAAAAGTCATAGCGCGAGCTAATATGATTACTAGCTCGCCCTATAAGTCCTCAAATCAACAATCTTTCCATCAATCACCCTCATAAATCCATCGAGCCTTGCTCCGAACGGACAATACATACATGTGACTGTTCCATCCTTGTTATCTACATATCCCGTGTGTTTGGTTAAGTCCCGTCTATCGTGTGTAGAACATATACCTACAGGCTTTAACTCTGATGTATATGCCTCACCCTCGAATTCTTCTTTAGGAAGTTCTTTCTGCACGATCTTCTTTCAAGGTCTGTATGGTCTGTTCCACGTCATTTAGAATCATGAAAATGCCAACCACCTTACCTCTTTCAAGTTGGTACTCCGCCATATCAACAAAGCCTGTGCGCATTGCCTTCAGTGAAAAAGCATTGAGTGCCTCTTGTGCATATGCTTTGATATAACCCCAACCTTTTGTGTGTGTTAGCTCCTCGTAAGCTACAGCCTTTTCTAGCGTGTCCTGTCTGGCTTCCTCTACCTTTTCGTCTTTAATGACCTCAAAATCCATATGTTTCCCCCATTTCTTGTGGTACTTCCTGCATCATTTCCTCTGGCATTTGCATCTGTGGCATACCCTGCATTTGACCTTGCATTTGCCCCATATCTGGTTGCATACCCATTGTGTCTATCGGAGGCTGTGCGTCTTGTAGGACATCGTTAGCCTCAAGTCCTATGTTTAATTTTTCAAATATCTTTTCTGTTAAGTAACCGAAATTGACCTTCTTACCCTCTGCTGCAAGCCCCTCAGTCCATGCTGGGTCTTTTACCCTATCTAATGCGATAAAGAAGTTCTCTTGCATCGCTATAGGATCTGTTAGTTGTTCGCTTGATGGGGAGGCAATAAAGTCATAGTCTCCAACAACATAAGGTTGGATATCATTAGGTAATAGTTTTAAAAATGCGAATGACTTGTCTTTTGATACTTGTAGCTTGGATTGTGCGTCTAAATCTCCAGGTGTAATTTCTTCTCCATATTCGTCTACCTTTTGTAGGTCTGTGTTATCGGCTAAGTACTGGACTTCATTTCTACCAACAATCCTTAGTAACTGTTCTTCTGTTGTGTACTGAATACGTAAGTCTTTAAATTGATTAGCCACATCCTCAATAACCATCTTGTTAAATAGCTGTATCTTTAACTTAAACTGTGCGTTTGCTTCTTGTTGAATAAGCCTTGTACCTGTTGCTGTCTTATTGGCTACATTACTCTGGTTATCCATACCAATTGTGTAGTCCGTAATACCAGTACCGTTTTGAAGTGCTGATGTTAGATAGTTCATTGTCTGCACAAAAGTCGAACCTGTGACATCTGGTATCTCTACAGACTTAACCCCATTTATGTCATTGGCTGTGATTATGTTTCCTGGTGCTGAGTAGAGTGTGTGCATATCCACGCCAGCGTTCTTATCAACAATCCACATATTCCTAAGAGTTAGTTGCACGTTATCCAGTCTTTGATTCAAAACTGCGTTTATTGCTCTTTGTATTCGGTCTACTGGTTCAATTTCACCCATTCCGTATAGTTCGCCTGGGTAAATGTAGTCAACTCCATAGACAATTGGCAACTCGTTATGAAAGTACTGGTTCTCAACATCTCTAATGACTAAGTCGTAGCCTGGAATATAATCAACCCAGCGATCCCTTTCGTATCTTCTAAGTATGGTCAGATCTGGATTAGACTGATCTTCACCAAGTAGTTCGTCAGTGGATAACATCATTCTTCTGTGTTCTCTGTACTGCATGAAGTCTGGCTTTGAACCCTTCTTTTGTTCGCCATCTTCTGT